CTTCACTTAAAAATTCGTACAAATTAAAATCATCTTCAGAATCATCTACTAAGGTATGAATAGCTTGCTTCATTGCCATTTGACGAATGAGCACACCAATTTCAATACCTAATAAATTTGAAGCTGCTGTGAGTAAGTCGGTTTCATCATTGGTTAAGTTGATGCTGAAGCGGTTATCACGAAGTTGTTTTCTAATACGACGATGTTTTAAGGACATAGTTTTAACCCTCTTGATTAATGTTTTTACCTAATAAATAGAACTTAGTAATAATGCTCGATTGGCTTTGCTGTGTTTGATTTGCCAATTTATTAATAGCGTCTGCTTCTTCTTTGGGGAGGTAGACATTGAAACGGACACGCCCGCCAGTGATCTTTTTTGATCTGGGGCGATTTTGAGGTGAAGTTTCTGTACCCATACAGTATCCTACGGCTATAGTGATGTGCTACGGGTCACTATAGCATAAATATTTGTTCTATCAATAAGTGTCGGTGAAATATATGTCCGAAAATTTAACTATGGAAATTACGCAAAGATTCTCGGAAGAGTTGGAACGTAAGAATTTGAAAGCCAAACCCCTTTCTAGGAGCATTGATGCACATGAAAATACGTTAGGTAATTATGTGCGCAACAAAGTGCCAGATCAGTGGGTCTATTTGGCTAAACTGCAGCAACAAGGTATCGATATTCGTTATGTGTTACTTGGAATTGATCCTGACTATTCTGGATTGACCAGTGAAGAAAGCGTGTTATTAAAAGCCTATAGACAATTAAGCCCTGAAGCACAAGAAGCATTATTAGGTCTTGGTAAAGTGATGGCTAAAGAAGCTGAAGTTAAATAACTTCGGGCAGGAAGAATTTATACATGTCAAAAATCAAGGTAAAACAATTATTTACGTTCTTATGTGCTGATTTAAAAAAATTAATAGAATTTAATGTACTACCTGTCGATAAAGGTAATTCTACACCTGAGTTTTCAGCCAATAAAAAGAAAGAACTCAATGAATATCTAATTAAATATATGAGCGATGCAGGAAATTACACGATAAATGATGTCGTAGAATTGATGGAATACGTGATTATTTTCTGCCATGAATTGGCTCACTGTTTAAATAATCATAGCGTATACAAACCAGAGCAAAACGATGAATTTTCTGCGATGGAAGCCCATGCAGATTTCCTTGCAGGACGTATGGCTACAGCCTTTTATACCTATGGTATTAATTTAATGAACATTATTGAAAAAGACTATAAGTATGATAAAAAAACTCAACGAGACAAAAATGCATATTGTCAATTAATGGCTAAAGCATTTAATAAACTTTATGCTGAGTATTATAAAGAAAATGAACACCCAAGATACCCACATCCCACAGAACGAGTTGGACTAAATATAGCTGGAGTTTGCTCATTCTTTTATCGATCACCTCAATTTCAAACAACTCAAGGTGAGTATGTCATGATGAACTATGTCATGACTAAAAATTTAGACTCTAATTATTTTAACGATATGGAAGAAGCAAATAATTCTGGAAAACTAGAATCTAATTTTATGAATCACGTTCTGGATGTACATCTGAAAATTCAGGGTGACAGTATGCAAATAAATGATATTGGTACAACTCAACTTCATAATATTTTTGGTACTCAATACATCAAGAATGAACAAATTCGTAGGCATCATAAAGAACATATGAAAAATGAAATTCTTCATTATGTGAATGAAAAAGGATTGGCAGATCTTATTGATGAAAAAGTTTTTGAACAATTTGAGAAAAAAGAATAAAAAAAGCCCACTTCAAAGTGGGCTTTTTTTTTCTATTCATCTATTTGGCTTTGGACCAGTTCTAATTTATGTTCTAGCTCCATGAGCTTATAAATCAGATCATTATTACTATACGTTACGTCTTTATCGTTGCCTGCTGCTTCGAGAGATTGTCTCCAAATACGGAGATTGGACAATGTTTGGTCTAAAAGTAATTCTTTATCAAGTGTTTGCATAGGATTAGCTCTATCAATTTGATTTAATTGAAATTGCCAAACACGTATCTCTTCTTGATTCCAAATGTGACTTATTACCGTAAGTTCGCCATTAAACTTAGGATATATCAAGTCATCCAAAGATTGCTTTAATACATCAATATCTAAGTCTTTGGTCTTACCATCATTTTTAGATAATTCTCGCAACAAATCATTCAACTGATCAGGACTGACTGAAAGCAGTCCTTTTGCTGTGTCATGATTAAAGGTGATTTGTGCTTTGACACAACGGTCGATCATTTCAAATAGCTTTTCACAAAGCAGTTGGCTTTTGGGATTACTGGCCTGAACGCGTGGTGCAATGGGCACGTAAGGGATAATATTTTCATTAAAAAGCATGTACTTATTCCCCAAAAAAAAGAATGGAGAACGTTAGCACTGCCATACAAATGAATGCCATGCCTTCGAAGGTATTTTTAAGAGTTTGCTGAAACTTGCGTTTTTTAAGACGTTGCTCATAGGCAACTTCGTCGATAATTGGAGTGTGTTCAATGATGTGGGCATTTTTGAGGTGTGCAGATGCACGGGCTTGAATCTGTCTTTTCATGACGAAATTCCTTTGAGTATAGGTTTAAAACCTACCGCCATTCTTTCCACGGAATGGTGGCAGACCGACAGGGGTGGAAATACCGTACTCAAAGAAACGGCCAGTCAAAGACTGCCCTGCCGATCTACCATGACAAGTCTAGCAGATGCGACTTTTTTTAAGCAAAAAAAATCCGCTTAGAGCGGTGTTTATTTGCCCTTTGAGTGTATTGATAGGTTTCCACGCCTATGCGCCGATTTTGCGGTGCTTTTTTATATTGCCGATAGTGGGGCACTATGTCAAGATTCGAAAAAATATTTTTGAGACAATTATGAGTGTTACAAATTTAGATGAAATTTTAAATATTATTGATCATAACCGACAACTAACAAAACAGATCGGGCAAGAGTTTGATGAGTACCTTATGTATGAAGGTAATATCATTGCTACGGATAATTTCAAAAAACTACTAGGATTTGATATTAATAAAAGTGACTCAATCAATCGAGAAATTCAGATAAAAATTGATCTAATATTGAATACACTTAATCAACTAATGTTTAAAAATTTAAATTCAAGCCAATTAAACCTTACTCCGAAAAATCTAGATTACTTAGAAGAAAGTGCTCTCTCTGCGAATTTAACATTAAAAGAGTATGTCGATAATTTCAAAAAATTAAAATCAACAATTATTGAAGTTGAAAATAGTAACATTCTCAATGATTCTTCATATATCTCAAAAATGAAACCCGTAATATTGGAGGAACTAAGAATCCTAGCTGATTCTCTTACATTAATAAGAACTAGAATCGAAAATAACAGTACAAGCAATAAAGAATATATCGAAAGATTTAAAGAGGAGACTTCATTAATCATTTCTGACTATGAAAATAAAATAAGAAATTTGACTGAAAAATTCGAAAACCAATTTAAAAAATTCGAATTAAATCAAAATAAAGTTATAAAAAGCAGTGAATTATTAAAAAGCAATGTAGATACAGGTTTAAAGAACTTGGGGGAACTAAATGAACGCACACAAAATATTGAATTAGAGCTTTCCAAAATTATTGGAACTGAAACTGAAAAAGTTAAAACTGATCTAAATACATCTCGAATCGTGTTAATGAGCGAAATTGAGTCCATAACTACTGAGGCAAATACTAAATTAAGTGGAATTGAGACAGCACATTCAGACTTCTTAAATATTGTAACTAAATCGGGAGCTCATGAATTAACTAAAAACTACCAAGAAAAAGCAAATGAAGAAAAGAAACAATATGAAACTTTTAGAACCTATACGGCTCGATCTATTGGAGCAGCTATTATCTTTACAATCATCATACTCACGATTCCTTTAATAGAATATTGGGGCGTTAATCCACCTGTTGATACTAATTACTATACGATTCTTGCTCGATTGACCATTTCATTAATGTTTTTTGTATTAGCACTCTATTTTTCTAAGCAAGCATCTAAACATTATGAAAGTTATCAAGAAAACCATCGTACTTTTATACAACTGGCTGCACTTGAACCATTTTTATCACGTATGTCGGCTGATGAACAAAAGGAAATTAGAAAAGGACTTATTCCTAGCTACTTTAACCAAAGTGCTGATGGCAAGTTTGCTGCTAAAGGTGATGAGGTTGATATGTCTATGATGTTTACCTTTATGGATAAACTTTCGAATTTCGCGCAAATCAAGAAAGAACAAAAGCCGGCTGAAACACCTGCAACAGAGACTAAGCCGTAAAGTCCTTACCAGTTACCTTGTAAAATAGTGAGCCACTATGCAAAATAGTGGCACTTTTTTTATAACAAATTAAAAGTATCAAATATTATTTCCCAAAAAGTCATGTCTACTTTTTAACAAATTAAAATAAGAGGCCAATTATTGTATGACTACTCAAACTTGTTATATGTGTGATGCTCCAAGTACATCTGTAGAGCATGTTCCACCCAAATGTCTTTTCCCTGACCCAAAAGACCTATCACCTGAAGAACAATCTTTAGATTTTAAAAAGCAGTTGATTACTGTTCCTGCATGTCATGAGCATAATGGAAAAAAATCAACTGATGACGAATATTTATTTTGTCTCTTAGCCATTTCATTAATATCTGGAAAAAATGGTCAACAACAAGGTATTACAAAGGTTAAGCGTATATTGGAGCGAAAGCCTGCTTTAAAAACAAAGGTTCTAGAAAAGGCCACACCAGTTATAGTTAAAGATACTGAGACAGGTCAAATTGATCGAACTATTGCATTAGAAATTGACCATAATCGAATTAATTCGTCAATGGAATCTTGTGCTAGGGCATTATTTTTCAAGGAATTTGGTCAACGTTTTATTGGAGATGTTCGTATTAGTAATCATTTTTTAATGGACTTTGATCCCCAATATAATGAAAAAGTAGATCAACTTCGTCAAATTGCTGATGAACTATTTAAGAATATTGAACCTAAAGGTGAAAATCCTACAATTTTCACTTATAAATTCCGTATTGATGAAAAAAATCCTAATAATTTACTCTTGGAAATGGTTTTCTATGAAGGTGCTCGTGCCGTTGCCATTTTTGAAGGCACACAAACCAAAGCATAAAATGATACATTAAGATCACCCCAGAAAATGCTGCAACTCCATTCCTCTTAACTTGTAAAATAGTGAGCCACTATGCACAATAGTGGCACTTTATTTTTATAACAAACTGAATAATAGGGGGAATTTGTGGCAACTCTTTTTACGTTGATATTCTTCATATCACTTTTTTCCACCATTGGCTTAGTTATTAAGCCCTCTTTGACCGCTCGCGGAAATAACCCTGCATTATCCCGTGGGAAAATTGCCCTTTTCGGCTTAACAGCCAGTATTTTGTCTTTTGCCTTAATTGGTGTATTTGCGCCTAAGGTTGAACAAAAATTGGATGTTGAACAGTTTTCTGATGAACAAGTTCAAGTTACTGAACAAGACGGCAAGATTGTAGTTTCACAAAAAGAAGCCGACCAAAAGGCTTTAGAACTACAAAAACAATTAGTTGAACGTAAAGCAGAATTAGCAAAAGAAGATCAACCACATATTAAAACCCCAACTGTTGACTACACCAAAGCTGTAGCAAAAGTTAATTTAAATGATGATGCCAAAATTATTGCAGCAGTTGGAAAACCTGTCGTTGAAAAAGAATCTGGTGCAAACCAAAACGGTGAGCCAATGACTACATATTACTTCAGTGATGATTTGCGAAATGGGTTGGAAATTAGCTTAAGCCGTGAATTTGTGGATGTGGCTTGGAAATTTAATGCTAAGGATAAAGCCAAATCTGATGCAGCTTTTAATGATGGCCAACGTATCACCAGAGCTTTATTGGGTGGAGAAATCGGAGTTGCTTTATATACAAGTATAATTAAAGGTTCGGATATAGATGCAATGTCTTTTGAGGATGGTACAGAAGTTAATCATGCACGATGTGGCGAGTATATGTGTCGTTATCAGGTGGTGAGATAAATTTATGTCTAGCAATACTAGTGAAAGAACTACTGTTATCTCAGATCAAACAAATACAGAGAATAGTCAACCCAAGACTTCAAGCTCATCAAAAGGCGAGTTAGTACTAATTGTTGTTGGCGTTATTTTTGTTGTATTACTCTGGTTGGGTTATCCTTTTCTTTTAAATTTGCTAGATAGTACTAAGCAAAATCAACCACAAATAGTCATTCCATATCAAATTGATGCCATGCTCAAGACTGAGCCTGAACAATCTGAAACCATTGATGAAGAAAAAACCAAATTTCAGAAAATTGGTGACACCTACGGTACTTATGGTGATAGCTATGGATCACTTAATACATTATTTAGCGGTTTAGCATTTACATTTTTAGTGGCTTCATTATTTTTACAGCGAAAAGAGTTACATGCACAACGATTAGAAATTGAAGATCAAAAGGATGAAATTAGGAAAAGTAATGAAATTGCAGATGAACAAAGACAAATTGCAGCAAATCAAGAAATATTGATTAGTAATCAACTTAGTGAAGGGCAAAAGCAAAATTTTTACATTCTACTATTTAAACTTTTAGATGAAAAAAACTTAAGATTCTCTAGGCTTATAATTAAGTCGAAACGACCTAATGAATATCATGACCTTATTGGTGATGCATTCATAAAAGTCTTTTCAATAAGTCTTTCCAATGGCATAAAAGATCTTGATATAACTATTAATTATGAAGAAGCACAAAAGAAAACAATTCAACAAGTCCTTAGTCATAGATATGCCATTGAAACAGCTACTCACAACACTTGTTTTGAGGATTACTCATATTTTGAATACATCGTATCTATATTAGATTTCATTCAGAAAAATTCTACTTATAATTCTGATGGCAGCATTACTAATATTTTTCTTTCATCTCTGACAATTCATGAAACTATCTGTATGGCGTATTATGCTGTGATTAAAGATAATACGTCATTAAAACAATATATCGAAATATACGGCTTACTCAGGAACATTGACTCTTTTAATATGAGTGGATTTTCGAAAAATTATTTAAAAATTTTGTATGATGAACAGGCATTTATAGCTCCCCGAAAAGCAACTTTAGATTTTCTCTTTGAATCTAATACAAGCCCAACTACATAGAATGGGTAACCACCATGATGAAAAAGGTCACATGTAGTGACCTTTTTTATTACTCATCATTTGCAGCTTTACGTTCTTTTAACTGTTGAATCGTAGGTAATTGGATAGATGGATCGGGCATTGCACTTGGTGAAAGTGTGTAAATCAACTCAATATTTCCTACACAAGAAAAGCTGCATGTTAGATTCGGACACTGCAGCCGAATTTCTTTAAGCAATGCATGCTTCTGTTCACTGGTTCTGATTTTTAGGACTGAAGTTTTGCAATGTGGACATACCATTTTTGGTCTTGAATTATTTTTATTGATTGTGTTGTAACTTATTGCCGACATGTTCACCCCCAGTTATTAAGAATATATTTTTCACCATTCTAAAATAAAAGAATAAATATTTGTTCTTTTTGTTGAATTTTAATAAGATTTCGCCTGTTTTGCTCATGTAGAAAAACTTATGCAAAATTTAAAATGTCAGTGCTGCTTTAAGCTGCTCGCCAGAATTGGAGCATTTGACACCATAGAAGTGAAATGCCCACGTTGTAAAACTTTAAATACATACCAGAGCACCCTGAGTGCCTTACCTGAACGCCCAGAGCGTCGACTCGATACAGGTAAGATCGATGACAAACACTACTACAACACCTCAATACAATCCTAAAGGTCACAGCTTTTCTGGATGGCTTGGCGGAAAATCTCAACTCGCACGTACCATTATTGAATTAATGCCTGAACATAAAACCTATGTTGAAGTGTTTGGTGGAGCTGGATGGGTACTGTTTAAAAAAGGGGAATCCCCTGTCGAAATCATTAACGACATTAATGATGATTTGATTAATTTGTACCGCATTATTAAATATCACTTTGAAGCGTTTTTAACTGAATTTGAAAATACGCTGTTCTCACGCACCATGTTCAATGAAATGCGAAAAAATGACCGCGGTTTAACTGATATTCAACGTGCTGCCAAGTTCTATTATTTGCTCCGATCTGCTTTTGGTTGCCAACTGGATGGATCGTTTTCTTATAGCCGTGATAGAAAGAGCCGACTCAAACTTGGTGAAGATCTTCGAGCACATTTAAGTTCGATTCACACCCGATTACAAAATGTTGTGATTGAGAATGCAAGTTATGATTACATTATCAAACGTGCAGATGGTCCTGAAACACTCTTTTATTTAGACCCGCCATATTGGGACTGCGAAAACGTATACGGCAAAGGGATTTGGTCAAAACAGGACTTTTATGATTTAAAGGATTACCTGGACAAAATTCAGGGCAAATTTATTCTCAGTCTGAACGATACACCTGAAGTACGAGAGCTGTTTAAGGACTATAAAATTCAGCATAAAAAGATTCGATGGTCTGTAAATAACAAGGCGGCTCATGAAGAACACAATGGCAATGAATTGATTATTACCAATTTCTAAATATGAAACCCACTTTTAGTGGGTTTTCTTTTATATTAAATGCTTACTTGAGGATAATAATTATGTTTTTTTATATAGATGAAAGTGGTCATACTGGAAACAATCTTTTTGATTCCACTCAACCATATTTATATTATGGCGTATTAGGGTCACATCTAAACTTAGATATTTTGGCTGAGCCTGAAGTCTGCAAAATGAGAAAAATTCTAGGTGTTGAAGATAGATTACACGCAGCAGAATTAGGTGAAACAAATCTCGTAAAAATTCTTCCTGACTTATATAAACTTTCAAAAGAAAGAAAAATTTCTTTCGATTTTTATCGTTTAGATAAATCAGACTACCCTGTTCTTTGCTTTTTTGATCAAGTTTTTGATCAAGGCATAAATCCAGCGATGACGTGGTCTGGTTACTGGACACCATTGAGATATGTTTTATTAGCTCATCTAGATAAATTATTTACAACAGAATTAAAGAAGATAGCTTGGTCAGCTCGTTTAGAATCTAAAGATTCAACCTGCGATGAAATGGTACAAAATATTTGTAACCAACTACTAAATAAACTTCATAAAATAGAAGATAAAAGATTAAATGTTCTATTTCATGACACACTATCTTGGGCAATCCATAATACTCGTGAATTACATTTTAATGCTAAGTCAAAACGAGACAAAAAATTCATTTCCCCTAATTTGATAGGTTTTCAATCTGCTTATCTTGGAATCGTAAATAGATCAAAAAAGGCAAAACGAAAAGTTTTTAAAGTTACGATCGATCAACAAGATCAATTTAATACAGTGCAAGATTATTTAGCAGAAATTTATAGGAGAGTAGAAGGACAAAGTTATCCTTTAGGTTTCAATATTGGTGAAATGGACTTTAGAAAGACTAAAATGCCCTTCCCATCATTTTCAAGCTCCAAGAATTCATATGGTTTAGAGCTAGTTGATCTTTATTTATGGTTATTTAAAAGATATCAGGAAGGCAAGCTAAATCATCCTTCTCTTATTCAATTTGTAAACTCTCAATTGAATAAAGCATATTTCGATGAGGTCTCAATTAAAGCTACTACTTTTCGCTTTGAAAATTGGATGAACTCCTTAGGACCTATGACTCAAGAGGACTATTTAAGAGGACAACAGCTTATAGAATTAGAAGAAAAAAGGCGTACATCATTCTTAGTTTAGAAATAATATGGCTAGGCTATATAACCTAGCCATATTTATATTAATTTATCTTAATCAGATTAAATTCACGATTGAGGGCTGTGGTAGCCGTGGCTTTGTTCTTATACAAATAGGTCAAACGCTTAGGCGTAGTTTGATCACCTTTGGTGACTTTCGGTGTATTTTTTCCGTCTTTGTAATATGCCAAGACTCCAGTGTAATTGCCTATTTCATTATCGATGAGCTGTGACAAATCATCGGCATCTGGAAGATAAATTTCAGCATTACAATCTGTAGTAAAGCCGCCACTTGCATCTAAGGTATGCACGACTTTTGTACCTAGCCAAACAATGTCATCAATCAGTGATTTAAAACCAATAAACTGCAGTGGTGCTTCTGGGATTAATTCAGGATTACCATAAGCCAATTTAAAACTAAAGGTAGCGGACTTACTTTTAATTTTGTTGTATTCAGCCTGTGCCACATGCTCTGCAGTTTGTTTATCTCGTTGGATATTACGCAGTTCACGGGTATTTTCATCGGATATACCCACTGTGACTTTTTGGCGTTTTGCATGGATCGTGTCATAGTAAAATACAGTCACTCCTGAGACTTCATCCGCACCATCAGTGTCACTAAATGTATGCGAGTCACCTTGAGCACGGGTAATAATAATATCTGGGAGTGGATTACCACTTAGGGTTTTACCTTCCCCTTTGGACATAAACAATAAAAAACCATTTTTGACGGTAGCGATCGCATCATGCTCATCTGCAATACGCGTAATGAGATTGGCATCCGATTCGTTTTGATCAAGATGAGGCAATAATATTGCTCCAAGGCGACTATTAATTTTCGCTGTTAGCCCATGATCTGTAGCAACCGTCTGAATAATGTCAGCAATGGTTTTATTGTCAAAACTGCGTTCTTTTTTCTTTTTGAATTGGGCTTTTAAATCCGCAGATTCACCACGCAAGGACAATACATCTGGTGAACCTGAATGTCTGCGCTCCTTGATGACATATTTACCTTTGTAGACAAGCCCAGAATCACTCCATCCAATCCATGCTTCGATTTCTGCCCCTTTGGGTGGAATTTGTAATAATCCATCATGATCTGATAGTTCCAGATCAATAGAGTCACATTCGATACCCCGATTGTCGGTAATGGTCATACTGATAAGGCGATCCTGAACTGTGGTACCAATGTCGGTACCATTCACCAGTAATTTATAAATCGCATGCGAATAGCTGTTTTCATTCATAGAACATTCGCCACCATATTGCCAAGCACGTTACCAACTAAAACTCCTCCCGTTTGGGTCTTGGTGAGTTTTAGCGAAAATTCGACTTTCTTTGGTAAGCCGTCCTTATAGAAATAAGTCTGGGTTTCTTTGACCTCGTCGAGTTTCCACATACCATAAATTTTTCCATTTCCTGCAATAAGAGGAAAAGACTTACCTGTATCTCCCATGACACGAAGTGCCGTAATAGAAAGCTGTTGTCCAAATTCAGGAACAATTGAGCCATCTAACGTGATTGTATCTTCCCCCTTGCCCACGTATTGATACGCAGGCATGCTTCCGAAACGGTTATTACTGGCATGATTCCAAGATGTACTACGCTGCAAGCTTTGATAGGTGGCCGTCGGAATTGAAAATACGAACATGCCGAAAATCATCATCATTTTGTATGTTCCTAACGTTGGTCCAAATAACTGCTACGTGCACGTGCTTGTTTTTGCTGATCACGTTTATTCAATACGTTTTCAATCATGTTTTGCAGTTGCTGTAGGTTTTGTCCTGGTACAGCATGGATCTGGATAGTAATCGTGTCACCTTGAACAATGACATCACCACGACTTGAAGCTGAGAGTTGTCTTACTGGGCTTATTTTAGCTAAAGCAGGTTCCACATTAATTTTTTCAGTAAATTCTGTAAGATTTGGCTGAGTATTACTTAAAACAGTTGGTTGAATGCCTAAACGCTGAATCAGTTCAGGCAATTTGAACTGCGGTAGCACAGGCTGAATATCTAAACGCTGAATCAGTTCAGGCAATTTGAACTGCGGTAGCACAGGTTGAATACCTAAATGCTGAATCAGTTCAGGCAATTTGAACTGCGGTAGGACAGGCTGAATACCTAAACGCTGAATCAGTTCTGGTAATTTGAACTGCGGTAGCACAGGATGAATACCTAAACGCTGAATCAATTCTGGTAATATGAATTGCGGTAGCACAGGATGAATACCTAAACGCTGAATCATTTCAGGCAATTTGAACTGCGGTAGTACAGGTTGAATACCTAAACGCTGAATCAGTTCTGGTAATTTGAACTGCGGTAGCACAGGTTGAATACCTAAACGCTGAATCAATTCTGGTAATTTGAACTGTGGTAGCACAGGCTGAATACCTAAACGCTGAATCAATTCTGGCAATTTGAACTGCGGTAGCACAGGCTGAATACCTAAACGCTGAATCAATTCTGGCAATTTGAACTGCGGTAGCACAGGCTGAATACCTAAACGCTGAATCAGTTCTGGTAATTTGAACTGTGGTAGCACAGGCTGAATACCTAAACGCTGAATCAATTCTGGTAATTTGAACTGTGGTAGCACAGGCTGAATACCTAAACGCTGAATCAATTCTGGCAATTTGAACTGCGGTAGCACAGGCTGAATACCTAAACGCTGAATCAGTTCTGGTAATTTGAACTGTGGTAGCACAGGCTGAATACCTAAACGCTGAATCAATTCTGGCAATTTGAACTGCGGTAGCACAGGCTGAATACCTAAACGCTGAATCAGTTCTGGTAATTTGAACTGTGGTAATACTGGAGCAATATCAAAGTTTTGTGGCATGTGAGCAAATTGCGGTTTAAGAAAATCCATGACATTTGAAAACTGAGATTTCAAGTCAGGAAAGCCTTGCTCCAAACCTACGCGAATGCCCCCCATAACATGACCACCTAAGGCAGCCATGACACGGCTTGGGGAGTGAATATCCATTTTTTTCCGCATGAAGTCTGGCATATAACTATTAATGGTCGACCAGACCCCTTTTAGTTTTTCAAAGCCTGATTGAATGCCTTCAATAAGTCCTTGAACAATATGACTACCCAAAATTTTCATTGAACCATATAAACCTGATAGGAAATTCAATACGGAATGAAAGGCGCTGCTGATATAAGGCAAAGGTGAAATGAGAGTAAAAATATTACAAAGGGTTTGCCATGCTGTAGAAACTCCTGCTTTGATACTGTTCCAAACCCCAGTGATATAGTTTTGAACAATTTGGAATCCAATACTGACAATGCTGAATACTGCATTTACTTTGGCTGCAATGGTTGAAGTGATACCTTGCCAAATTGTTGAAATAAAACCACTGACCATGCTCCAAACTGTAGTCACAAAACTAGATACATTGCTGAAGCCAGTCATAATGCTACTGATAATTGCATTTATCCTGGTCGATACGCTGATGTATACCGCATCCCAGATTTGAGCAAAGAACGCTGAAATACTGAACCAATTGGCAATAATTAAACGTGGAATCCCAATAAATGGCATGAGGAACGTTAAGAATGGATTATTGGCAAAGGTGTTATCCACGCTTCGAATAATTCCCATAATAAAGTCTATGCCTGATTGAAATGCAGTTTTTATCCCACTCCACACACCCTTAATAATGGCAGTCATACTGCCCCAGATGTTCTGAAAAAGATTGCTGATATCTGTGACTGCAGTATTAAAAATTGCTTTTACTGTTCCCCATAAATCGACAAAGAAGCCTTTGATTGGTTCCCAGTTTTTATAAATAAGAAATGCTGCAGCTGCGACTGCTGCAATGGCCAACAAAATTGGATTTGCTATAAATAAACGACCTAGCCATAGAACAGAACGTCCAAGCCCCATAAATACAGTTTTAACAACGCCGAATACTGAGGGAATTTTGCTGAATGCTTTACCTAAAACTGTACCACTTGCAGCGGTTGAAGCCATAATTAAGCGTAGGCTTAACATACTTAAAATAAGGGGAGAAAACACCACCAATGCACCGCCTATGGCAATTAAGCTACTTGCAATGACCAACAGCCCAACCCCAAGAACTTTTGCCAAGGTTGGATTTTTCTCCATCCATCCTGTGAAGGTTTGGAATGCCCCTGCTGCCAGTTCAAGTGCTTTGGTATAGACAGGCAAAATGGTTTGTCCAAAGCGTAAATACGCATCATGCAATTTGGCTTTGGCTTCGAGTTCTTTACCCGTGGTTGACCCTCTGGCTTGGGTATCCAATTGTTCAATATTGAATGCCCCTTCATTCAGCTTGGCATTCTTATGGATTTGCTCACGCTGCATGTACATTTGAGCAAATAGATTGGATGCAGTACGGTTAGAGAAGATGCTTCCGATCGCATCGACAACGTCCCCTTCCTTGGTAATACCTTTGGCATTTAAGGCAGGTACCAGAACTTGTTCCATCCATGCAAATTGATCTTTCTTAAATAACTCGGCCCCTTTAATTGCACCGATATCGAGATAAGATAAATCCCCTGTTTTATTATGTTTAACCTTACTCATGTCCCCAATTAAATCGAACTTGGCCAGGTTATTTGCAGCTCGCTGCGTGGTTCGTCCTTGGTATAAGTTTTGGTATGCGGACATCATGGATGTACCAACTCGATGACCACCCATTTCCTGCACCAGAGGTTCTAACTTGTAATAAAAGGCCTTGTTATCAAAACCTTTGGCAGCGATACCACCTGTTTTAATGACATTTAGCCATTCTTCTGGCTGAACACGTCCACCAGTTGCGGTGATGACTTGTTGAATAATATTGGCCTGTTCTTTAAATGCAGCTTCACTTTTTAAGCCATTCCGCATTTCAATGACTTTAAGCATGTCCATGAATTTCTTTTCATTTTCTGCCCCATGTTCATTGCCATACATTGCTTCGTTTGCAAACTTCATCTTAGAAAGCATAGGTGCAACAATTTTTGCATGATGCACGTCTGCAAAGGCGGTTACCCCATCGCGTACTAAAGTTAAGTTGTCGAGTGTACTGGTACCGAAAGTTTTCATGGCTTTGGCGTACTTGATCGCCTCTTCCGTGGCATCTTTACCTAAACCTAGTGATGCAATTCGATTCTGTTCGACGTCTACACGTTTGCTTTCATTGATCGGCTTTTGCATGGTGTACATTGCACCTACACCTGTAGCAACTGCACCTGCCCCATACATGGCAGCAGTACGCGCATAGCCTGAATAATTGCCGTGTGTCTTTTGCAATCGGTTTAAGGTTTCTAGTTTTTTCTTTTGATTGTCGATCGATGAATTGGCTGAATTAATTCTTCTAGAAAGTTCAACTTGATGATCTGCCAAACTCCCTGTAGAGATACCTGTCTGCTTGAGTTCATTACGCAACTGCTGCAGTTTGGTTTGATTCTGGGTATGAGCATCTTTCAGCTTCTTGGCTTCTCTGGTCGCCTTATCAAATTCCTTGGTTAACTTTTCTGATGGATTTGCATTCATTTGGAGACGTAAAGATTTGATACGCTCTTGAACGGCTTTTAAAGCATTGCCACTTTCTTCCGTGGCTTTTTTATGTTTGACGTAACCATCAATTTGCTTTTGTTGATCGTTCAGCCTTTTTAATTCGTCACGGGTATTTTTTAAAGCTTTACTGGCAGCATTACTGCTGCCAGCAATCACTTTAAGTGCAGGACTGAGTTTATCCCTGCCTCCAAAAAGGACTTCTAATCTTAATTTTTTCATTCGGCATCAGACCCATTTCGTTCAATGGCTTTTTGATGCCATTGCATCAATTCACTGAGTGTCATATAGACATAGGCTTGCGGTGGCCAGTGAAATACCACCGCAATGTTCGAGATTGCGTCGTCTACAGTTGGCGTAACGCTTCTACACGCACAGATTTCGGCTGCAAAAAAAGTACGAGCGCGCCACCAATTTGGGCAAGATCTGCAGGTTCAAGTTGATTGATTTGGGATTTCGTTAATGTTGGTGTACACACTCGAGGCAGCACAGTACAAATTGCAGTGACATCACCATTTAAAAGATCGGCAATTTTCACACCTTGTAGTGCTGTTACATTCGGTTTACGAATTTCTAATGCATTGATTTCAATGGTTCCCATCATTAATGGAGTTTCAAGATCAATGGTTTGTAAGTCTGGATTGATAGCTTCTTGGTTTTCAATTTGTTCTTGAGTTGACATGTAGGTAGTTCCTATAAAAGTGGAGTAAAAAAACCTTCTGCAGCACTGGGCTACAGAAGGGTAGGAAAATTAATGGCCAATGTTGGCGCGATGCTGTTCAAGCAGATCTACACCATTGACACGTTCAATCATGTTTGGAATATCAATGAGGATTTTTTCTACGCCATCGATAGACAGCTTGTAGTACGACCAGATGGTTTTGACTGAGGTTTCAGTGTCATCCCCTGCTTTTTGATTGCCGAAGTCGATTTCTTCATGACGACCACGCACCACAATTTCTACTGCAATCGTTTCTCCAGTGTCATCACGCTGATATGAGCCAGCAAAACGTAACATGTTGGCTGCAACGGTTGCTGCACCCCACTGTTCAAGGATGAGAGAATCAATACCACCTAATTTCCAATTGAACTCGGTGATGTCATCGCCCAGTCCTGCATCCCACTTGATGTTGCCGTTCATGCCACCGCCACGCCAGTCTTCAAGCTTACGAACCAACTTTGGAATGGTGACTTCACCTGTTTGACCGAGGTATGAAAAACCATCGTTAAACAGGTCCATCATTTTTAACTTTTTGGGTAAAGCCATGCTGTTTTATCCTTATTTTATGCAGTCATACGTGAAGCAAAATCGGCAAGATATTTATCTGTAATACGCTGACGTAGTCCTAAGTTCTCTAGTGGAGGAACTGGGGTATAGTCGTAATCCAATAAAAGCTGCCCACTTTTTAGGGTCTCTTTACTATTCGCTGAATCATCAAACCAACATTCACCATCAATGATGTAGCCTTGTGTCTTAAGGTCACGGAATTTGGCATTAATGCCTTCAGCAATGTCACGGGCTAGACTTGGATGTAGAGGCTTATCGACAGCCCACATATGGCCTTCTGCCATCGTGTCTGCAATAACATGCGAGGTGCGGGTATAGTTTTCAAAAGCAAAAAGAGGATCTGTTGAACAGGTACGTGAACCCCAGAAGCGAAAACCGTCGCGCTGTATAAGCGTGGTGATTTCATTACTATTAAGATAGCCTGCATCTGTATCCATACTTTGAAGTTGCCAAAACACATCTTTAGAAATGCCCGTCACTCCATTTACTGGAATATTGGAAAGTGTTTTATGCCAACCCACATCGTTATCGATTTTGGCACGTAAGCCAAGTGCTCGAGCAGTTGCTTCAAACGTTGTAGTTGATGATGTTGTAGTGTCCAGACCTAGAAAGTCAGGCCAGATAACCATAGTTTCCCGTGAGCCAATAGCATCACGATAGGCAACTGCTTCTTCCTTGGTTTCACAACCATATGCAGATACATAGTTAAATGCACGTAAACTTTGAGCAAGTGGTATAAGTGAAGCTGTGACTGCAGCAGTGTCGAGTCCTGGTGCGCCTAAAATACGTGGCTTGATACCAAGGTGCTGCTCTGCGGTAAGTAAGGCTTTCATCCCTGTGTACTTACCATTTACTGTGCTACCGATTACCGCTGTGGTTTGTTCCGCTTCGCTGACGGCCGTTGCAACACGTACAACAACAACAAGCGTATTAGTTTGGTCAACAATGGCTTGTAACGAACGTGCCAAAGTTCCTTTTGTCCCAGCTTTACCAATTGCAGTTTGGATGTTGGTAATTAGAACTGCTTTATCGAGAGGGAATGTTTCTGCGTCTGCATCTTCACTGGTAGCAATAAGCCCAATAACTGCAGTTGAAACTGCTTTAATTGGTCGATTGCCATCACTAAGTTCATAGACGCGTACTCCATGAAAATATAAATCTGTAGCCATAAAAAAGCCTGTGATCTGTTGTTTTGTTTTCAGATCACAGGCTTACAAATTGAACCTTTTTTGTCAGTTGTTTTGGTTTGTATGTGAGTTATATACAAATCTTTATACAGTCATAGCATAGATCCACATCTGTTCTACATCACTATTTGTCCACTCAAGTAAACTCTGCATCATCAATATACTTTCATCAGTTCTAACAAAAGTTGTGGCTGACTGCCAACCAAGCAAAACCAGTTCACGCTGATATTCATCTTGAATAGTTTGGATCCTTGCCTCTATGTCTACTGATTTATAACCAAATTCAAGAAGAGCACGAAAGAATTGATAACGCGTTAGAGGTTTAAATTGGGCTAGTCTAAGCTGTTCTTTTTCTTCCTCGGTAAGGTAGTTTTGCGGATTAAGATGACGATCAATTTCTTCTTTAGACATAGGAACTAAATCTTTTGTGATCCAATTATCTTGAGAACCATCAAGTTCAAAAGCAAATACTTCATTATTTTGAGATTTATAATATTTCATGATAATTCGCCCCAACTAAGCACTTCCATTCCATCTCCAGAAGAAACTTTATATGATGTTTGATTAGGAACGATAAAACTTAGTTGTCCTGATGAATCTGAATTAAAAGGAATATAACCGTCATTCACGCCATTTTTTTTAAAAGTAACCATTCCACCCCAAGCATAACTATAGGAAATAATCACTTGGATGGGCTTACTGGATGGATTTACATAAAAAACGTCTAGAAACCGTAAACCTATGACGTCTTTCCACGTTTGATCAATCCCTAACATCGGCAAAGCAATATCTGTACTACCATCAAAATCTACCCCCGCTATTTTTCTTGGATATTTAAGTTTTGAGGCACTTACCGCATTTTCATTTTTACCTAAATAGTTACTTTTAACCCACTCTCTAGTTGCATAAATTAATGAATCATCTAAGTACAAAGCAATCACATCGGCATTTTGAACATTAATGACGAACTTCAGCGCAATTTCCCGTGCACCACCTTCATCTGCTAAGGGCTTATAGGTTGGAGGGTAACTCGCATTGACTACCATAGTTGAGCCAGCGTAAAGCCCCAGTTCACGAATATAAAACCCCCCCATATTTGTTGGAATGATAGCTTCACAGACAATTTGATTGGTGTTGTTAGGATTGATCTCCACGACATTGAGAGCGATACGAGCTTTTTCATTCACTAATGCAGTTCGCGTTTCTAAAGGCGTAGGCACGGAGCCATTTCCATCGCCAACCGCAATATGAGAATAGTTGATTTTATTGTTGAGGGTTGCACTTGCAATCAGTGCTTTACCGTTATTGGTTAAAATACCTTTGTAGGTTGCTGCCATATTCTACTCGACATAAATTGTGACTGTTTCCGCGCCATGAGTGCCGACAGCAACTCGCGGAATACAGATGGGTTGTACATTAATAATTAAATTGGTGAGGTGCCGACTAGCAGGCTTTGCATCTTTTACAAGCCGATTCACTTCGGCATAGGTGTCTTCTGTCAGTTCCAGACCATTGAGATCTAGTTCTAAGGTGAAAGTTCCTGGTGTACCCATCGGGGTGACTTCGAACCATTCTTTGAAAATGCACTGATAGCCAAACTGTGCCAGTACTTCACGAACCGCCTGACGCGTTCCTTTAATTTGATGTTGGCGAAAGGATTTTTTAATCAGTTGACGCTGTAATGACGGTTGCCAACTGGTGTCCCATGAGTCGACTGAATACTGCCAAGCAAGAAATGATAAAAATTGATCTGGCGCATCATCGATGGAAGCCAGTGTTTTGATTGCTACAGGTAAGGCACTATTTTGTGCTGTTACTGTTGTGACATTTCGTTCAAATTGAGTGCTATTCGGGGGAAGTAATTGACTCATTCAACCCCTCCGATCGTCACTGAAATATTGGTGCAATAGGATGCTTGGGCAGGAGTTAGAACTACATCTGCAGCAGGACTGATCAATTCCACTCGATTTACACCATCAATATGTAAAGCAGCATAAATCGCTGACAAACGAATGGATCTGCCCAATCGTTTCTGTTTGGTGGCGTAGGCTGTTACATTTGAAACCGCTTGTTGCAACAACGTTGCTGCTTCTGGGTCTTTACCGATGTAGAGTTTGGCATTAATGGCATAGTTGACAATGGATGCGGACTGAACGGTGACCCGATCTCCAATAGGACGTTTATCTTCTGCGGTCACCGCATTTGCGACAATTTGAATCAGTTCTGGAGAAGCAGCTCCAGTTAAAGAGTCCGCTTGTAAAATGGTTAAAGTGACATAGGCAGGTTGGGGTGAAACCACCGAAACATCACCCACACGGCCATCGGCATCACGGGCAAATTTCTTATAAGCTGCTTCAGGACCTGCGACAGATAGAGTATCAAAAGCCAGTTGAATCCGTTCACGAAAGGCATCGTCTGATTCCATCACCGCTGCAATTGGTGGTGTTTTTGTAGTATCTGCAGGCTTAATGACTAAACGAACCACATTGAAATTTGCTCCGACTTGATCAAGATCATTTTGGGTGGCATAAGCCAGTAATAATGCACGTGCAGACGTATTTATACGGTTACGCAATACCAATTCACGATAGGCATTCTCTTGAAGAAACTTAGTCAGAGGTTCGCTCTCACGCTCTAAAGTTTCTGAAATTTGAACTTTTTGATCGTCTGGAAAAAGTTCAATTAGAGCGATTTTTCTTTCCGCATAAACAGATTCAAAGTCGAGACTTTCAATAATGTCGGGTGGTGCAAGTTGGCTAAAATCGATACTCATGCTTTTGCCCCCATATTGAGTGGAATTCTTAAATTCATGGCTTGTCCTGATGTTTTAAAGACACCTTCTATGTCAAAAACCAAACCACTCCCTGCTACGCTGTAAACATTAATTTGGCTGATGTTTATACGCTGTTCCCAAGTTGAAACTGCGGTATAAATTGCGCTGTAACATTTCAGTACCAGGACATCATTGATGGGTTGATCGAGCAGTTCGAAAATAAGTGACCCATAAGATCGACGCATGACACGACTACCAATGGGTGTAGTAATAATGTCCTGTAATGATTGCTGAATGGATTCTTGAACTGTGGCGATACTCTGACCATTGTTTTTATTAATCATGGAACGGGTACTCCTGATGTTCCACCACCTGTTTGAATGCCTGATGTTTTGTGAGACTTCAAGCTGATATTGCCTGCTTTCACATCGGCATCTGTGCTGAAATTACCTATTGAATGGCTACTACCCTGTACCAATTGGCTACCGCCAACCGTGTTATTCCCTGTCATGGCCTGACTACCATTGACCTGAACATTGCCATTGATAGTGGTATCTCCATTGATGGTGATCCCACCTAATGCTGTGAGTTCAGCCGTTCCACCTGCAGGGAGAATGACTTCTAAAGCATGGGTACTGACATCGTAAGAAATGAAACAGCCATCTGAATAAATGCGAATATTCTTATTCAAATCATTTGAAGGAGCAGGATTGGATTCGTTGTTTAAACCTGCGATTGCAATACCCATCTCAAGCACACCACATGGACTTAAAACTACAACCTCTTCACCAATACTAGGCGGATCCCAAGTTTTATCGTCCCCTGCTCTTAAATTTAGAAAACGGATATTTGCAGTCGTAATCTCGCCTAAATCGACGGTGACTGTTGTAAATGGTTGAGACGGTGTAATGGTCTTGATACGTCCTAAACGGATTAAATTTTCAAGACGTCGAGCGAGTTCTGCATTCATGATGCAATCGTTATGCAGCCCACTAATTTATGCATGTGGTTATTTTTGTATGTGAGTTATATACAAATGAATTTTATTATTTTGATAAATGATTTAAGACTTCAGATTCGATCATATCTAATTCGTCGGGTGTGAATCCTAAAAGTTCACGAGCGTCATATTTGACAGTTGGACCATCTCTTTCGACCCGATCCCGTAGACCATACTGGTGAACACGCGCAATGTTTGCCACTCGATTCATAAAGCCTATAGCAACGCCATCGGCAGTTCGTTCAATACGCATATATTTTGAAGTTTTAATGACATTGAACATTTTGTTCTTAATTTTATTTTTCTTGTCCCGAAGACGTTTTTTTCTGGGTACAAAAGCAGAGCCATCTGGATTTTGCTGTTTCGAGATCCTGGTCTTTTGAGATGCCCGAATTTTACGGGCAATACCCATCTCTAATTTATGCAACTCAGCATCACTTAACTGAATCAGCAAAGCGCCAAGATGCTCATTGAGTGCCTGCAGCTCTGCCATGTATTAAGTTCCAAAGTAGTAATTTTCAGGAGGTGCAGATAACCACTCTGCCAATGTTTCCCCAGTTTTCTGGTCAATCATTTTAAATGGTTGAGATTCTGTGGCCGTTTCGTACTGAGGTTCATCAGGGAATGTGATATCCAATGTGCCATTTTCCTGACGTTTGACAATAACTCGCTCTGTAATTGGTAAGGTCAAGGACAAATCCACCGTATTATTACTGAGAATTTCAGTTTCAAATTTGAAGGCTTCTTTGGATTTATCCAGATTAACCAATAACTCACTTTGATGGACACGTACCCATGCAAACAACGGAAGCATGACTGCATCCAATTCTCCTGCAAAACCTGTCAGGATGAAATTTAAGTCATAGACATATTCGAATGAAAGCCCATTTGCCATCGTACAACGGACATTACCTTTGTCAGTAAAAATGAGCATCCTATCAGGATCACGCTGTAATTCTTTCACTGAATTGAGTAAATGGGTGCGTAGGCTATTGGGCTTTTTCACGGTTTTGCTCCTGAAATAAAATGCAGTGATACCATCATGCGACTTGCTTCATGCCATAGATTGGCTCTAGGTGATCCCATTCTTTTTGGAACTTGGCTTGGTAACCCAATTTTTTATAGTTCGGACCGTTGTAAAGACTAAATACGGAACCCCAGTCTTCCGCGCGGAGTGCGTCCAATAGGGAAATTTTTTTTCCATTTACCGTTCCAGTTTTCCACTCAATAAATCGGATAAAAGCTTCAAGCTGTAGCGATTCACTGGTCTGCATTTGCTCGACAAAGTCTACGACTGAGTCATACCCCAATTCTTTCCAGTTTTCACCCATGATTTGGAACTGCCCCCAACTACAGGACATCAATGCTGAATCGGTATGAATATTCTGTGCCAGACGTAACCGAGTGTATTCCGCTTCATTGCCTTTGTAGCCACCAGTGACTGGATTCACGATACTTGGGCATGATTTTACTTGCAGATTGGCAAAGGCTTTGCCTTTGCATTCGGTCAGGTAAAAGTACATACGATGACGTTCAAATAGAATTTTGGCTTTACCATTTTTAAGAAAACCAACGCCACGACCTTCAACTGCACCAAACACACGAATGGCTAACTCTGAAACTTTCAGGCGTTTGGCAGCTGCAACATAATCACTGTCTTTGAGCAATTTACTAATGTCTGCACCTGCAAGTGCTGCACGGGTTTTATCCCCGACTTTGCCGTCGACCAAAAGTCCTTTGCTTTTTTGGAATTGAATGACTGCATATTCGGTACTGTCACCAAACAAACCATCTGTACTGAGTGGCTTACCTGTTTTACCTTTAAAGCCTAATTCTTTTAATTTCTTCTGAATGGTAACGACATCTTCACCACGTGCACCAAATTTAATAATCATGTTGTAGCTCTCCAAATAAGCTTGGCCACATTTCCTTTGGTTTGCCAAATGATGACTGCAAGAAGTACTGCAAAGATGGCATCCCACAATGTGACAGGATCTTTAAAAAAAAGAATATGAATGGATTGCCCTAAAAATGAGGCAATTAAAATGGCAGCTAACCATGAATAGCCACGATGGAAATTTCCACCATGACTGAAGCAAGCAATACGAAATCCGCAGAGTAAATAGGCTACGACTGCGACCCACTGGAAAATTAGTTCGATCATGGTTTTCCACCTCGGAAAATGTTCAAGATGTCTGAAAGTTTGGCGGTCTTGACCCAATCCACCACTTTGATGAGTACAAATAGGCAAAGGGTTGATGTAAGAAGTGCTGCGACCGCATCTGTTTTTAGAAATGTATGTTCAGTGATTAAAGGTGCACTGATATAACCGATGCCTGTCGCAAGCAGCATGTTGCGAATGCGCTGATAGGCATTTAAGTCTTTCTCAAATGTGGCAATAAATGCTGCCCCTAAAACTGCCCCAAGCAATGCATTACCATTAATAAATGGAAGTAATGAAACCGCACTGAGTGTTGCAATTGTTGCTGTAGTTGTTGTTGGCTCTGCCATGTTTAGTCCCATAGTTGGATGCTTTGTTTTGTTTGTTGTGGCGTTTCAATATCAGGCAGAATGACTTCCGTCCCCATCGGAATCAGTACACCGTGCTCAATGATGTTTGGATTTGCTTCGAGTACCATTTCGACCACGCCAGAGCTACGTCCATATTCACGCCAACAAATGGAGTCGATGGTGTCGTTCTGTATGGCAATGATGGTTTTGGTGGCCATGATGACTAATCCTTACAATCCAAGCTTTCAACGATTTTTATTTCACATTCATAAGTCGTGGGATTGATACCACCTGAATTTGAAATAATTCTTGATTCTGAACTTAAATGCGTTTGTGCCAGATCCAAACCAAGTTCCTGAGCAATTTTTTCAAGTGCAAGTCGCTCTAATTCTTTTTGAGAAAAACGATACCAATGCGTACGTTTATGACTTTCGACAGAAGAAATATTCATTTTCATATCAACTCCACTACGCTATGGTTTTCACCTAATAAATGTTGGATTGCCCATTGCTTGTTGCGACGATAATCATCGACGGTGCATTCGGCTTGCTCTGCTCTTTTGGTACCAGAGTTGGAACTGTCATAATTTCGATAGTTCTCATTGACCTTGGCTGCCACACCATTGGCGACTGCAGACAAATAGAGAAAATCGGTATCTGGCTGATCATTGATTTGTGATGTTGAAAGTTCTGACAAAATAGATGCTTTGGCTTTGAGTGAAACTAGCAATCGGTTGATATCGAGCACTTCTTCAATGATGGCTTGTTTGAGTCGTTCGTTTGTAACCGCACCATCGATACGGACGATTTCTCGGATGTGATCCAGAAGAATAATCGGATAAAACGGGTCACTTTTGATTTGGATTTGGCTTGGTGTGTTATTGCCATTTGCGACGAATCCCATGCTATCCCCTGCCGTTGTTGTTGTTAGTGCATGGGTGGGAACAATAGTAATTATGTGTATTACAGTGTAATGACATCCCTATTGTTCGCCCATGCGGTGCGTGGGCACTCTTATGTTGGAGAAGAATCTCCAGCATTCGTTTGGACTGGTTCAGGTGGTGTGAATTTTTTTAAAAGCGTTTCAACCGTCTTTAAGTCCTGTTTACCGCCACATTTGTCATCCAATTCAATGGCACGACTTAAATAACCTTGTGCAGATTTAGCACTTTCCAAATCTTGCTCTGATGGTTGTTCAGTGCTTTGAATGAGCTTGATATTGGCTTTACCGAGTGCAACAAAAAGTTTGGCTTTAACCTGATCTGGCATGTCCAAAACTTTTGGATCGATGTCTGGATCTTCTTCATCACTTGGTGTAACCAGTGAATCGAGTTGCTGAAGAACTGAAATATCCACTGCAGCATTGGTTTTAAGCACTTTCAAAAAGGCATTGGCAATTTCTTCAGTAACTAAAACAGCCGTTTTACGCTCAAAACGATCTGGCATAATCATGTTATGACGCAGTGCAAACTCAGCCATTTCAAGGGCTTTGCTATAGTTTTCTGTGTCAATGCACCATACCAACACCGTCATAAAAACTTCATCTTGGACACCTGTATTGGCTTCCATGATTCCATCTGCATACGGAAGGTATGTTGGCACTAAGCCCTGTTTAAGCTTAATTTTTGCTTCAGTCGATTGGATCTGGCGAAGTCGGTGGCGGTCTTGGTTGAGCTGCATCAATTGCATTTCATAAGCTGTTTGCGACTGCATAGTGCCGAACTCAGCAGCCGAAAGGGCTGCTGCTTTAGCACTATGCTTTTGAAAATGTTGTCGTGCTAAGTTCATTCAACATTACCCCGCTTGGATTTCGATTTTTTCTGCCATCGCAGCTAAACCAAGATCTTCGATGTAATAGTCTTCATTCGATGATTCATAGTTTTCGATTTGATCGCGTTTAGGGTTATCGATGACCGTACGACGACGAGATCCTTCCTGTACATAAATCGATAAGTTATCGAAAGTGGTGACCAAAATGGCATCTTCTGGGAAATATGGCACTGCATAAACAGGTAAATTGCCCATACGCTTTTGACTGATAATGATGTCTGCAGCCAACTTCTCAGAATTCGGTTGATCCTGGTTCACCAGTGGGAAATATTTGTCTGCTACAGTTTTTCGGTTGCACAGAACAACAAGGTCTGGATTGTCCTGATGAACTTCATCGATCATTTCATCGACTAAGGTCATCACCAAAGCATCTACATTTTTATAATCACCTGTTTTTCCAATGATAATTTTCCCAGTGGTTGCACCTGAAGAAAGTACACGTGCTTGATTTTCTTCACGCATTTTTTGCAACCAACCTTTGTTTACATCCTGCAATTTTGGATTAGCAACAATGTCGGTTGTGGTCGCAATTGACGTACCATTGAAACCAATCATGATACGGTCAAGGGCTTGGCGTTTATGGATTTGACCACTAAAACGAGCATAGAAATCTTTAAACTTCGCCCATTGATCCAGTTTTTGATATTTGATAGCTGTATCAAAGTCCGTTTTACGGCACATATAGAAACGCTCATCCATACCTGACGGATCTTTTGCTTGACGATCCGTATTATCCGTATTGGTACGTGAAGCAATCGGTCGAGAAATGCCAAGTCCTACGGCTGAACCTGATTGTTCTTCCACCAAAAAGACATTAATTTTCTGTAAGAATGCCGATGACAACTGGATTTTGTCTTCTAGCTTTTGCTGAACAGTTGGGGCAACTGTAAACTTTTGAGAGACTTTTTCTACACCGTTTAGTTTTGCCAATTCCTTCATGGCAGCACTGAATTTAAAACGTGTTTCTGTACGCATAAGATTTACTCTTTATAATTTTAATGAAGGATTAACATTCAACTTTTTCGGAGAATGTGTTGTTACCTGATTTCGGGCGTGGCTCTTGTTCAGGTTCACCTTCAAGTTTAGTTTTCAACTCATTGAAGTCGTTTTGCAGCTGCTCATGTGCTGTATTCAAGGTATTGAAATTACCTTCAAGTTTTGAAACGGTTTGACCCTGATTTGCGGTTTCCGTGGCAATTTCAAGAATGGCTTGTTCCTGTTCTGAAAAAGACTCCGCAGACTTCTTCTCGCCTTTTTCTTGTTTTGAGAACATTTCTTTGACTTTTTGGATCAAGCCTGCGGAATAGGATTGCTGCTCTTTGACCTCTTCAAATTCGAGAGAGACTTCTTGAGCAGCAGTAAAGAGATTTTCAGGACGCTGTTTTTTATCAGTAAATGGATTTACTTTGGCACCTGCTGCAAACTGCAACATTTCGGTTCCCAGTGATGCAGGACTGTCTGTTGCAGCAAGGCCGACTAAATACGCTTTACCTTTATTTGCAAAATTTGGATCAACTTCAATCGATGTATAAACTTTTTGTTTTTTCTGATTGAGTGCAATTAAGCTTTCCGTAGGTTCAATCTGAGCAAACAGCGCATCTTTTTCTTCACCATCGATGGTGACTTTTTCAGTTTTGAGTGCCAATACATCGCCATAAGCACCAAACACGCTATCGGGAAAAGGACTACGGATATGCTCAACATTGATACGCGCACCATAGGTGTTTGGATCATAGTTTTCAGCCATTTGGATAATCCAATCTGCCTGAATTTCTCGACCATCCGTAGTGTCCCCTGCTACAGCAATACAGAACCACTTGGATTTATATTTTTTATCTTCTTTGCCCATTTGCAAACCTATTCAGTAAATTGATTGTCGGATAAAAATCACGTTTTCGAATAGGTGCAGAATGGGCAATGTCACATGCCGTCTGCAATCCGCATTCCTTGTATATAACTCACATACAAATTAATCAGACTGCTAAAAAGACACGGTACTGCCAATGTTTGCACATTAAAGCAAACAGCCCTTGGCAATGAATGATCTATCTCCAATCGCAAATTTACATCTGATAATGGACAACAAACTTAAAGCTAAATTTCTATATTGGCTTGGGTGGAAAATTGTCGATATTGCAGAAGTACTAAATGAAAATGAGCGAACGGTTCAGGCATGGAAAACACGTGAAGATTGGGAAAAAGAGAAACCCGAAAATCGTGTTGAGAATGCTCTGTCACTTCGTTTGATGATGCTCATCCTTAAAAATAAAAAGACATCGGGTGACATTAAAGAAATTGATGTGTTGATGCGGGCGTATAAGGAATTCGCCCGTATTGAAAAGTACCGCAATGATGGTACCGAAGCGGATTTGAACCCAGAGATCCGCAAACGAAATACAGCACCACGCAAAAAAGTCCCGAATCATTTTACCGAAGAACAAATCGACGAAATGGTATTAGCGTTTGAAGAACGTTTATTTGAGTACCAATGGACATGGTACCGAGCAATGGATCAACGGTCTCGGATGATTTTAAAAAGTCGTCAAATTGGTGCAACGTATTATTTTGCTTTTGAAGCTCTGATTGATGCTTTAAAAACTGGACGAAATCAAATTTTCTTGTCTGCATCCAAAGCTCAGGCACATATTTTTAAACATTACATTAAAAAATATGCTCAGGAAGTATGTGGTGTAGAACTGACTGGAGATCCAATTTTATTATCTAATGGTGCAGAGTTACGCTTCTTAGGTACTAATTACAGAACAGCACAGGGACATCATGGGAATTTGTATTTCGATGAAATCTTCTGGACTCATGGATTTCAGGAGCTAGAAGAAGTTGCATCAGGAATGGCAACACATAAAAATTGGCGTTTAACATACTTTTCTACACCATCATCGATCACACATGAAGCTTATCCTTTTTGGACAGGAACAAGATTTAACAAAGGCAAACCAAAAGATCGGCAATTAAAAATTGATGTTTCACATGAAGCATTAAAAAATGGGCGGGTCTGTGAGGATCTAATGTGGCGACAAATCGTCACAGTTGAAGATGCCCAAGCGGGTGGTTGTGATCTCTTTGATATTGAGCGTCTTAAATTTGAAAAATCTCCTGACGCTTTCCAAAATTTATATATGTGTGAATTTGTGGACGATGGGCAGTCTATGTTCCCATTGGCTACATTGCAATCATGTATGGTGGACAGTTTGGAACTTTGGCCAGATTTCAAAATTTGGCACACACGTCCATTTGCAAATAAACCCGTTTGGGTTGGTTATGACCCAGCTTTAAGTGGTGACAATGCCGGTCTAGTCGTTCTTGCTCCTCCAGCAGTAGCTGGTGGTAAGTTCCGAGTTTTGGAACGCCATCAACTTAAGGGTAATGACTTTGCTCAACAAGCTGAACTCATCCGAAATATCACCTTACGTTACAACGTCACATATATCGGGATTGATACGACAGGTATGGGGGTTGGTGTCGCTGAGCTTGTTCGACAATTCTTCCCTGGAGTTCATGCCTTTAAGTATTCACCAGAAGTTAAGACTCAGCTCGTCTATAAAACCTTAGATGTCATCCGCAATGGACGACTTGAATATGACGCAGGCGATAAAGATTTAACGCAGTCGCTTATGAGCATCAAAAAAACGATGACTGCCAGTCAGAAGCAAATCACCTTTACTGCAGGGCGTTCAGAAGAAACTGGGCATGCGGATCTGGCTTGGGCACTTATGCATGCCATTTATAACGAACCATTGGCAGGGATTACCGAAACAAATACATCTATGGTGGAGATTTATTCATGAATCTATTTTCAAACGCAAAAAGTTTGATGAACTCAGCTTTAAGCTATTTACCGCAACCTGTACAACAAGCGATTCCTCAAAAGGCTGAAGCCTTTTCCTTTGGTGATGCTGTTCCTGTTCTAGATGGACATGATTTATCTAATTATATGGAATGTTGGTTCAATGGTCGGTGGTATGAACCTCAAGTGAGCCTTGAAGGTCTATCCAAAAGTTTTAAAGCCACGCCTTATTTGAGCAGTGGCATTATTTTCAAACGTAATTTCTTGGCGAATTTATTTGTTCCTCATCCCAAAATGAGCCGAAAGGCTTTTGAACAAATAGGTCTCGACTTTATCTGGTGCGGAAATACTTATGTTGAAGATGTTCAATCACGGTTAAGAAACACGATTGAATATAAGCCTGCTTTGGCTAAATACACTCGCGCAGGCGATTTCTCTGGACAATATTTTTATTTGAACAATAGCCATAAAGGTTATGAGGAATATGAGTTCCCACAAGATCGCATTTGCCATATTCGTGAAACGGATATCGATCAGGAAATCTATGGAACGCCAGAATACATTTCTGCACTTCAAAGTGCATGGTTGAATGAATCGGCTACGCTCTTTCGTCGCAAGTATTATAACAATGGATCTCATGCAGGATTTATTCTTTACGTGAGTGACCCTGCCTCAGATCCGAATGACATTACTGCATTACGAACTGCCTTAAAGGAAAGTAAGGGACCAGGAAACTTTAGAAATTTATTCTATTACAGTCCGAATGGACAAAAAGATGGGATTCAAGTGATCCCTACTTCAGAGATTGCTGCAAAGGATGACTTCACCAATATTAAGTCCATTACGCGAGATGACACTTTGGCTGCTCTGCGTATTCCACCGCAATTGATGGGTATCGTACCTAGTAATGCAGGTGGCTTTGGCGACATCAAATCGGCAACTGAGGTTTTCTATCACAACGAGATTATTCCTTTACAATCCCGTTTGCTTCAATTTAATGAATGGGCTGGCGATGAAGTTATTAAGTTCAATAAATATGAATTAATCCAAACAAAATAA